TCGATGAATCCAGTTGCATCCAGTATGGTGATCTCTGGCATCTCGGCCGTCATCGCCTGCTCTGCGGTGATGCCACGAACCCACATGATTATGAGCGGCTGCTGGGTCCCGATCGCGCCCGGATGGTCTTCACCGATCCGCCTTACAATGTGCCGATCGGCGGCCACGTCTCCGGGCTGGGCCGGATCAAGCACCGTGAGTTCGCCATGGCCTCGGGCGAGATGAGCGAGGCACAGTTCACCGCCTTCCTGGAGACGGCCTTCGCCCACCTGGCGCGCGTCAGCCTGGATGGGTCGATCCACTGCATCTTCATGGACTGGCGCCATATGCGGGAGATCCTCACCGCCGGCGCCGCGGCCTACACCGAGATCAAGAACCTCTGCGTCTGGGCCAAGTCGAACGCTGGCATGGGCACTTTTTACCGCTCGCAGCATGAGCTCGTGTTCGTCTTCAAGAGCGGCCGCAGGCCGCATATCAACACCTTCGAGCTCGGCCAGCACGGCCGGCACCGCAGTAACGTCTGGACCTACTCCGGGGTCAATGGCTTCGGGTCGGAGCGTCTCGAAGAGCTGGCCCTTCACCCGACCGTCAAGCCGGTCGCCCTGGTGGCCGACGCCATCCTGGACTGCTCCAAGCGCGGCGACATCGTGCTCGACCCCTTTCTCGGCAGCGGCACGACGCTCATCGCGGCGGAGCGCAGTGGCCGCCGGGCCTATGCGATGGAACTCGATCCTTGCTACGTCGAGACCGCGATCCGCCGCTGGCAGGACTATACCGGCGAACGCGCAGTGCACGTCGGGACCGGGCTCGGGCTCTCGGATCTGCACCAGCTCCGATCTCATCCGCCAACCTCGAAGAAGCCACGTCTCCGTATCCGAAGTGGCTCGTCCCGAATCGAGGGCTCGACCGATGGCCGGTGACAATGAGGTGGGGTACCGCAAGCCGCCACAGCACAGCCGCTTCAAGAAGGGCCGCTCGGGCAACCCCAAGGGACGGCCCAGAGGCGCTAAGAATCTTCGGACCGACCTCTTAGAGGAGCTCGGCGAGCGGATCGTAATCCGCGAGGGCAACCGCGAGATCCGGGTGAGCAAGCAGCGCGCGCTGCTCAAGAGCCAGACCGCGCGCAGCCTCAAGGGTGACACCCGCGCCGCCGGACAGATCATCGACCTCTATCTCAAGCTGGTCGGCCTCGAGGCTGAGGCGGCAGAGGCGGACATGCCGCTCACGGCCGACGAGCGCGCGGTCGTGGCCAACCTGGAGGAGCGCATCCTGCGCAAGGCCGGCATCGGTCCGCCGGTCGATCGGAGTACGCCTGATAAGACCGCCGGCGACTCATGAGCAACCTCGATCGTCGCGACCTCGAGATCGTCCTGCGTCACGACCTCGTGAGCTTCATCCAGAGGAGCTTCCAAACGGTCGCCCCGGCCCAAGTCTATCGGCACAACTGGCATATCGAGGCAATCGCCTGGCACTTGGAGCGATGCCTGGCGGGCGACATCAAGCGGCTGATCATCACGGTGCCGCCCCGGCACCTGAAGTCGATCTGCGCCTCGGTCGCCGTCCCGGCCTGGGCGCTCGGCCGCGACCCCGCCTTGCGGATCATCGCGGCGAGCTATTCGGCGGGCCTCGCCCGCAAGCACGCCGTCGACTGCCGCGCCGTGATGGAAGCCGATTGGTACCACCGGACCTTCCCGAGGACCCATATCCATCCGGACAAGAACACCGAGCTCGAGGTGATGACGACGCACCAGGGATTTCGCCTCGCCACCTCGGTCGGCGGAACACTGACCGGTCGCGGCGGCAACCTCATTCTGATCGACGATCCCATGAAGCCCGAGGAGGCCATGTCGGAGAGCAGCCGCGAGGCGGCCAAGCGATGGTACGACGGCACCCTTTACTCCCGTCTCGACGACAAGGCCGAGGATTCGATCGTTATCATCATGCAGCGCCTGCACGTCGATGACCTCGTGGGCCACGTCCTCGAGCAGGAGCCCTGGGTTCATCTCGACCTGCCGGCCATCGCCGAGGCGCCGCAGAGGGTCCAGGTGGGGCCAGGTCGCTACATCCACCGGGCACCGGGCGATCTGCTGCATGCAGAGCGCGAATCGAAGACGGCGCTCGATGCCATCAAGGCGACGCTAGGCAGTTATAATTTCTCGTCGCAGTACCAGCAGCGCCCCGTGCCGGCCGGCGGCGCGCTCATCAAATGGCGGTGGTTCGGCAAGTATCGTGAGCCGCCTGCGCCCGGCCGCCTCGACCGCGTCATCCAGAGTTGGGATACGGCCTCCAAGGCCGGGGAGATCAATGACTTTTCGGTCTGCACCACCTGGCGGGAGCGCGGTAGCAGCTACCATCTGATCGACGTCGTCCGCGCCCGCCTGGAATACCCGGATCTCAAGCGCCGCGTGCTGGCCGAGGCCGTGCGCCACCACGCCCAGGTTGTGCTGATCGAGGACAAGGGTTCCGGCACGCACCTGATCCAGGACTTGCGGCAGGATGGGCTGATCCGTCCCATTGCCATTCTTCCCGAGGGCGACAAGGTCACCCGCATGGCGGCGCAAACCGCCAAGATCGAGGCGGGTCATGTGCTGCTGCCGGAGCAAGCGTCCTGGCTGCAGGATTTCCAGACCGAGATCCTGCAATTTCCCAATGGCCGCCACGACGACCAGGTCGACAGCCTCTCCCAGTTCCTCGCCTGGGCTACGCGGCCATTGGCCGAGCCGCGTATCCGGTGCCTATGAGTTCCGACTGAAGCGCCTAGCGCCGACACGCCCGCCGCTCATGGTCGCACCGGAAAATCTCGGACTGGCGCGAACTTTCCATTGGACTTCGCCGCCACGGCAAGCATGCATGGTGGTGACATGAGGGCTGCCTTCCTCCCCAAGGCCCCCGCCCGCCCCGACCCTCCTTAGCCAAAGGCGATGGAGGGCGGGGCTCGCGGGGGTGGAAGCGCCAGGATCATCCTGGCACGGATCACCGAAGGAGGCCCCATGGCCAAGCTCATCGATACCCAGCTCGTCATTCTGTCCGCCGCCGCCAATCGTAAGGACCGCGCGGTCCTGCCGCTGCCGAAGTCGCTCAAGACCAAGGGCACCGCGGTCACCAAGATGCTCGACGGCCTGCGCAAGAAAGGCCTGATCGAAGAACAACCAGCCACACCGGATACGGAGGCGTGGCGCGAGGATAAGGACGGCCGCCGCATGATGCTGGCCATCACCGAGGCCGGCCTGCAGGCGATCGACGGTGAACCGGCCGGCAAAGCGGCTAAGCAGCCTACCCCAACCAAGACGCAGCCGAAGAAGCCCCACGCCAAGCGCAAGACGACCGCCACCAAGCCGAAGAGTCGAACGGAGTCGCAGCCCGTCCGCCAGGGCACCAAGCAGGCCCTGCTGATCGATCTCCTGAAGCGCAAGAGTGGCGCCAGCATCGACGAGATCGTCGCCGCAACCGGCTGGCAGGCGCATTCGGTGCGCGGCGCCATCAGCGGCGCCCTCAAGAAGAAGCTGGGCCTCGCCGTCGACTCCAAAGCGGTCGAGGGCCGCGGCCGGGTCTACCGGATCGTGGCGGGAGGCTGACATGGCCTGGATGATCGCCCGCCACACCGTCATGCCCGGGACGGATGACGATTCGGTCAGCCCGTATCTGCGCAAACCCGCGCGCACCTATGAGGACGTGACCCGCGAGCAGGCTAAGCGACCGAAGCCGCCGGAGCCGAAAAAGGATTCAACTAAGCCCGGAGGCACCGACAAGGCTGAGCACGCCCCAAAGCCGGGCGAGCGGAAATGACGGGTCGAAACGGTTCGGCCGGGTCCGATCCCTCCGGGCCCGGCCACTCTTCAATAGTCGATGACGTGGCGCCCCTGGCCAGCCGCACCATGGCACCTACGGCCGACACGGTCGCAGCGAGGCTCCAGGCCCTCGAGCAGATGGACTATGCGGCCCTGTGCGCCGAATGGCGGCGTCTCTATCGCGCCCAGCCGCCCAAGCGGGTGGCGCGCGATCTTCTCCTGCTCGGGGTCGCCTGGAAGATCCAGGAGCGGGCCTACGGCAGTCTCGGCGCGGCCACCAAGCGGCGTCTCGCCGAGCTGGCCAAGACCATGGAGCGGAACGGCGACGTTACCCGCAACCGGATCGCCCGTCTCAAGCCGGGGGCAAAGCTGGTCCGCGAGTGGCGCGGCGATACCCACACCGTGTTCATTGCCGAAGACGGCTTTGAATGGAACGGCGGGCAGTGGCGCTCGCTCTCGGCGATCGCCCGCGAGATCACCGGTGTCCACTGGTCGGGGCCACGGTTCTTCGGACTCAACGGGAAGGCCACGCGGCAGACCGGCGCCGAAACCGAGGAAGCAATCGATGCGTAGGACGAAATACGGTAAGACGGCCGACCGCAAGAGCGCCGATCGCAAGAGCGCGACCCGCTGCGCGGTCTATACGCGCAAGTCCCACGAGGAAGGGCTCGAGCAGGACTTCAACTCTCTGGATGCCCAGCGTGAGGCCTGCGAGGCCTACATCCTCAGCCAAAAGCATGAGGGCTGGCTCTGCCAGCCCGAGATGTACGACGACGGCGGCATCTCGGGCGCCACCATGGAGCGGCCTGCCCTCAAGCGCCTGCTGGCCGATATCGAGGCCCGCAAGGTCGACACCGTGGTCGTCTACAAGGTCGATCGCCTGACCCGCTCGCTCGGCGATTTCGCCAAGATCGTCGAGGTCTTCGACCGGCGGGGCGCCTCCTTCGTCTCGGTCACCCAGCAGTTCAACACCACCACCTCCATGGGCCGGCTCACCCTCAACATGCTGCTCTCCTTTGCCCAGTTCGAGCGCGAGGTGACCGGTGAGCGGATCCGCGACAAGATCGCCGCCTCCAAGAAGAAGGGCATGTGGATGGGCGGCAACGTGCCGCTCGGCTATGACGTCACGGACCGCAAGCTGATCCTCAACGAGGCCGAGGCCGCGACCGTCCGTCACATCTACCGGCGCTACGCCGAACTCGGCTCCGTCTTCTCGCTCAAGGACGAACTCGATCGCGACGGGATCAAGAGCAAGCTGCGAGCCGACAAGGTCGGTCGCCGGACCGGCGGCATGCCGCTGGCCCGCGGCGCCCTCTATACCCTGCTGCAGAACCCGATCTACCGCGGCGAAATCCGCCACAAGGACAAGCGCTACCCCGGGCAGCATGAAGCCATCGTCGACGAGCTTCTTTGGGGCGAGGTCCAGTGCAAGCTCGCGGCGAACCGGGTCGAGCGCGACACCGGGGCCGGCTCCGCCCAGCCGAGCCCCCTTGCCGGCCTGATCTACGACGATGCCGGCGCGCGGATGACGCCGAGCCACGCCAACAAGAAGGGCACCCGGTACCGTTACTATGTGTCGCAGGGGCTCATCCCAGGGCAGCGGCACACCCTGCCGCGTGGCCGGCGCGTCCCCGCGAGCGACATCGAAAGGCTCGTCGAGGAGCGTCTCAGGCAGTTCCTGGCCAGCGAGACGGAGGTCTTCGGCGCGATCGAGTCCCTGGCCGGGGATATACCCAGCTGCACCGACCTGATCGCCCGCGCGGCCGCTCTGGCCCGGCATTGGCCCAGGCTTGAGCCGACCCGGAAGCGTATGGTTCTCACGGCCATCGTCGACCGGATCGGCTTGATGCCCGAGACGCTGGAGATCCGCATCCTGCCCGGCCGGCTGCCTCTGGTCCTTGGCAACGAGGGCGATTCGCGGGACTGGATGCGGCCGGCAGAGAACGACGCGCCGGCCATTACCTTCACGGTCCCAGCCCGGCTCAAGCGCACCGGTTTGGAGACCAGGCTCTTGATCGATGGCGCGGATGGAAGCGCGCGGAAGACGCCGGACCACAGCCTGCACAGGCTCCTCGCCCAGGCCCATCGTTACCAGGAGATGGTGATGCAGGGTGACGGCAAGACGATGGCGGAGCTCGCCGCCGAAGCCGGTGTCACCGGCTCTTGGTTCACTCGGATATTGCGCCTCAGCTTCCTGGCGCCCGACGTCGTAAAGGCAATCCTGCGCGACCGCCACCCGATCGAGCTGAGCGCCAAGCGGCTCGCTAACGACATTCGCCTCCCGATCGCCTGGAACGAGCAGCGGGCCATGCTCGGGTGTGGTTGAAGCTGATGTCCCGAATGGAGAGCGATGTCGACGTCGAGTAGCCTGTTGGCCCAAGACCGTAAATGACCGAAGTCAGTCATTCCGGCACCGATATCGCGTCTCAAATGCCGCAAGAGCTGGCGCGCCATTCTCGCTGTTTGGCCCGGTGCGGCAAAATAGTATAGTCGGGCCGTGCCGCTCCGGTTCGTGGGCGGTGTGTCCGAGTGCCCACGCCCGATGGCCAAGAAGAACAGAGACGAGTTCACAGAGAAGACCAAGCTCCAGATCGCGAAGCGAGCTGGCTGGCTCTGCTCTGATCCGGCGTGCCGCCGCTCCACCATAGGCTCCAACTCTGACCGCGATGGCGAAATTAATCTAGGAACGGCAGCGCATATTTGCGCCGCAGCGCCTGAAGGCCCGCGCTACGACCCCACAATGACGCGCGAAAAGCGCAGATCGCCGGAAAACGGCATTTGGATGTGTCGTCTCCACGGCACAGCCATGGACGCCAAGGACTCAATGTTCACCGTCGAACTCCTGCACAATTGGAAGGCTCAGGCGGAGAAGGATTCGTGGCGGCGCGTTCTCTACAACGACGTGCCGTACGGCCCGGTGGCCCAAGCGCCGTCCGAAGGCGAGCTAAGCGCTCGCCTGCGCGCCGCAGCCGCTGCCGATTTCGACGTTTTCCGCCGTTCGGACAAATGGCCGTCCACCGCGATCGCGCTGACGCTCGAGGTCGATGGCCTGAGCGATCCCGTCAGCACAGCGGCGCTGGCGACGGCCCTCATAACGCTCGATAATCTTATCCTCGTCGCGCAACCCGGCATGGGGAAGACGACGACGCTGTTTCAGGTCGCGGAAG